CAGTGTAGTCTAGTTTCTAGTCACGCTTAAAATTTTTGCGAACGTGTGTGTTCTTTTTTTTGCGTGGACGCTTCGCGCTTGTGGGCTTTATACCCTCTACAGTTAGGTAATGTAGGTGTTGATTGAGACTTTCGCGTTCTGTTGCATCTAGTGTGCAATCTTTGAGTTTGTTTATAATTTGTTGTTTATTCATCTAAGGTTTAGTGTAAGTCGGGATCTCTACCCATGCCCTTTACTGAGGAATGACTATAGCTTTCTATTACAAGTTCGTTGTGTGGATACTCCAGTTGTAAGAAGTGAAGTACCTGGTTGGCTTGTTCTTCGTCAAGAGCATTTGCTAGAGTGTTCTTGGTTGTGTGATCATATATTCTATACAGTGTAATCATTATAGTCCTCTACTGAGTTTGCGTAGAGTATTTAATTGAGGCTTGGACCCAGTTTACTTGGGTTATTATCCTCATCATCTTCGTCGTTGAAAATACCGCCTCTGGGACGTAGTATTGTTTCACCATCATCTTCTGTGGTTGTTTCAATAACACCCGCACTAATACCAAATCTCAGTGCTATTTCATCTGCGATTGTTACTAGGTTCTCTCTAGCATCTTCGTGTAGTTGACTCTCGCTCAGAGTTACCATACAGTTGAGAGCTACTTCTATGAGTTCAAGAGTTGCATCATCTACTGAGTAGAGGGGTATTTCTTCGGGGTCTAGGGGGATTTCATCTTTGTCCATCGCGTAGTATTTAGTCAACCCATTCCACTGTGTCAACGTCCCAAATGTCGTCAAAGCTCACAATGAAATCTCTGCTGCTAGATTCGTCATATACTACCACAAGACGTTTTTCAAGGTCTCTCTGTTTGAGAACACCAAAGCCCTCATACTCACCTTCGCCTCCGAGAGGAGTGTCACTTAGATTAGGTGCTGGACGACCTAGACTGTCCAACATGGTTCGAGTCTTAAACTTGCAGGCATAGCTCGCGCCTGGGGTAATTTCTGTAATGTCAATCATTGTGTTGCCTCTTGGATCACAGTCGCACCTTGATTGATGCCTTGCTTGAGCATTTGTGTTGCTCCGTCTACATCACCTGGATTCATATAAAGATATGCACCCACAGCACCAATTGCAATAAAAATTACAGCCTTAATCATTTGAGTCACCTCGTTTGTTCATTATACGTTTAATTATAGCTTCAGCTTCAGGAAATGTCAACATTTCATCTACTCGTTTATCAATTTTATCCAAAGCGTCAAGTTCTTTTTCAACCGAAAGTGCTTCATAGATCTCACGGCAATCTTTACCCTGAAAGAAGTCATTCATACTCACATACGGTTGAGTCCAACTACAGTCATAGGACCAGGTGTTATTAAATGGATCGGTATTGGGGGACTTGGCCATTTACAGCCTCCTTGATTTGATCGTTTACGCTTTGAGTGTGTTTGCATTTACCACGAAAGGTAAATCCTGGACAGTCACAAGTAAAACCTTTAGGCTCTAGTGTGATGTCGTATGAGCCAGTGCCTTTAGAGTTCGTTCGACTCCACGTAAGACCTTCAAATAGGTCACGTGCAAACTCAAAGTCTGGCTTCATATAATTCTGCTTGAATTTAGGCACCGTCGTCCATCTCCATTTCGTAATGGTCGTAGCTGTCTTCATCCATTTGACGTTGAACTTCGTCCCATACATCTGCTTGAGCCACACCGTGTTTGCGGATGAATACCTCTCGGCTGATCCATGCCGCATCTTCTTGCATTTCTAGAACCCAATTGCCAATCTTACTCATAGCCATTCTCCTGTTTTTTTAGATTGAATATTTTTGAATACCGTTACCACTCGATCGTTGTAACGACCTTCATCCATTGCAATAGTGTCATAGACTGTGCCCCAATAGTTGCGAGCCCATTCACTTAGATTGTTCTGCTTGAGAACTCGAAGAACCGCACCTTTGCGGCTCAACTGTCTCATTTCATTAAACGGTCCCATCTATGCCTCTAATGAAGTTAGCATTGACGCTGTGACTTTCCAACGCCCTTGGCTTGGTGAATCAACTACGATGGTCTTTGGGTTAACCTTGACCACAGTACCTACCACAGTGCGGTTACCGCGTCCTGTGAACTGAACAGCATCACCCTTCATAAAGGATCTTGCGCTCTGCCGTGCTAGGAAGTTCTGTTGAAGTTTCACCGCTTCGATGATCTGATTAAGTTCATCACGGTTGTTAGTGTTACGGATTGCTGTGATTGCTGTTTGTACGTTATTCATAGTATTTGCCTCTTATGTTTGCCTAATTTGTATATACAGTATACGATCTTTTTGCAAGGTTGTCAACCTTTATCTAACCAAAATGTTATTTTTCATCCTCTTTAGTAATTACTACCTTTTCAGAAAAGTCGTTTTCGTCATAGTCGTCAATAGTTCTTACAGTGTTTATCACCTTGGATGAATTTTCTTTTTTCGTATCTTGCCTAGCAGAGAACATTTTGTTTTTAAGACGAACAATTTTAGTCATTGATCCGGGACCTTCCCAAACGTCATTCATAATCTTGTTGATATCTTCAAGCGGAATTCGTTTGAACTTTTCAACTTTGGGAAAGTGTTCAAAGATAAAGTTATGCAGACTTTCAGGGATCAAATTATGATCTCTAAAATTCCAAGTACCATTAAAACCATTCAGTAGCCAAGGTTGATCTGTTGGCTGTCTTTCCCAATATTCTAGTTCACTCATATAGACTCCTTAGTCTTCGTTATATTTTAAGATTTCAATTTCACCTTTGGCATCTTTGCGATGCTTGAGGTAACCGTTGTCGATAAGACTGTCAATAGTCTGTTCGACTGTCTTTCGTTGTCGATACCATAGACCGAATAGTGTGCCTACAGTATATGCTAGAGCTAACCAGCCCATTCCAGGTGAGACTTCAAACATTATAAGTTTCCTTTCTTAAATCCTCGTTTAAGTTCTTTCTGTATCTTACGTTCGTTTTCAATCCGAAATTTTTCTAGCATCTCTTCTTTGTACATTCTCTTCAACATCCAACGATGCTTTTGAAAATAGTAGGTGCTGTCATATTCCGGAAACTTCTGCTCCCAATCCCATAGCTCATCCTTGTGTTCGTACCATTTCTCATTACACCACGAACGGAATTTAGACGGTACAGGAGAATCAAAATTAATCTCTACCATTTGTCTTGCTTTTCAAAAAGATCTTCCATCTGGGTTTCGAACGTAGTGAACTGTGACTCATATTTTGAAATCATATTACGGAAGTCAAATTCTCTTAGTTCGCCTGATTGATACAGGGTTTCAAGTTCTTTAAGATCGCTGATAATTTCTAATAGGTCGTTCATATTATTGTACCTCTGATGGTGAATAAGATTTAAAATAACGGATTGGAGAAGATGCTTCGCGCTGAGGTCCGTTACGGATTTCAATTGTGATACCTTTGGCCTTTGCCGCATTGATAAACTTCGTAGCATCGCAATCTTCTTCAAGGTAGGCTGTTTTGCCTTTCACATAAGAAAAGTTTGAGATTTCGTTTTCAATACCTAACATTTTAATTTCGTTCAATTTCACAGCCAACCATCCATGCCCTGGATCTGAGTGAAATACTTTTTTCATAATTGCCATTTGTTTGCCTTTGTTTGTTTGTTTAACTTACTCTTATATAATAGCATCATTAGGTTATTTGTCAACCTCTTCTATGCCAAAACTAACAACCACTACCTCGGTTCATTGGATCAAATATATCTTTAATGCAATTGGCCGTTCGTTCTTCTAGTCCGGCACCGTGGTATGATGATATACTACAGGCTCCTAGCATAAGAGACATTAAACTGATTAAAATAATCCTCATTGTTACCCCCTAATTGTTAAAAAGTCTAGGTTAGATTTTCCAAAACCATATTGCTTATGGTTTTTGATATACCATTTCTCAAGCACAGGCAAGCCAAACTCATCTTCATCAACACAGACATAGGCTACAGTCTTCTTGACAATGCCATAGCGGTAGCCTTGATCGTTTACAACACCACCAACCCATATCTTGTGTGGGAAGTCTTCGCAGAAGTTGAACGGATCATCGTTGTTTGAATATTCAAACGAGTTGCCTACTTCTTTCTCAACGAACACTCCGATAGGATCTTTTGTGTGAGTCCAATAAGCCATTCTTATACCTCCATGCTCGCCATGTTATCTTCTTGCATACCTTGCTCGGTAAAGTCCAAGCCCATGATATTGGTGTAGTTGGCAGCCGCCTCTTGGAACGCTGAGTCTGTATAGACATCCCAGGTGCTGTCGTGATCAACAGTGACATGACCAATTACAGCCTTGTCGTCACCTTCAGCACAAGGCTCATAGGTGTCGCTGTTCATATACTCAACAGTGAAGCCTGTGAGTGTTACCTCACGTCCTGCTTCTGCATCCCAGTAGCCGTCTCCAGCAAGTTTGAAAGTAAGTGTATTTGACATAAAGCCCTCCATGTCGTTGTTTACATTATGTATATACTATAGCACCTATTTGCTACAGTGTCAACCTCTTATTAACCAAAAAGTCTACCTATGATACCTACCACAGTCATTGCACCGTTGGTAAAGATAATTGGCTTGTCTTTCATTCCAATACCGGCTACTAACCAAATCATGCCACCTAGTATTTGTAGGTACCAACCCTCTGTAATACCAGCACTGAATAAACCAAAGCCAATAATAAGAGTAAAAGTAGCCGTCCATTTAAGTAAATTTAAAATCATATTGTTTGCCTAACTGTTATATACAGTATAGCCTCAGTAGACTAAGAAGTCAACCTTTTATTCACCAAAATCTAAATCCTTCTTAGGGTGTTTTGGTTTTCTATATGGTTGTGTTTTATCACGTTCTATTTTCGGACGATACGGTCCGTCTAAGTCTCGAACAGTTTTTGCAACCCAATTTCGCCGCTTGGGGGCTTGAGGCCTACGAATGTTTTTCATGTCATTAAATTTATTTTTGAGTTAGATCTTTGTTCCATTCCGCAGGAGTATTTCCAGCGGCTTGTTCTTGCTTAAGAAGTTCCCAATGTTTTGGGTCAGAGGGAGGATAAGCTGAGCTTGTCTTACCCCATTCAAAACCATTTGCTTCAGCTTGTCTTACAGCCTCGCCTGGCATCATAGGGTAAAATGAAAGGTCCTTACCACAACCTATCTGAGGACAGTTATCTGAGCCCGTGATCCATTCTGGAGCATGTGAAGCACATCCTGACATAGCAAGTGAAGTAATAATTAGTAAAGTTGCTTTGTTAACCATTGTGGCCTCCGTAAGTGGGTACCATAACGGTCCCAGTAAATGTATTTGCTAGGCACAAGCCTAAGGTACCACGGATATTTACGACTTATCATATCATTCCAGCATTCAGATCTTTGCTGTTTCCAGGGCCATTTGCTATTTCCTATGCTACTAAGCCCAACACAAGCTGGATATGAAGAACGTTCTGTCCGCATTACTCTTATATAGTACTACGGTTTGGGGATTATGTCAAGAACTTTCGGTAAGATTGTTCTGATAGTTTCTATTAATCTCTGCACAAGCTCTGTCTGCAGGAGCCTTTTTAGCAATCCAAGCAATTGCTTGCTTAAGAGATGTATCTACTATCTTATATTGTCCTTGTGAGACTTTTTCTACAATATATCTATTCATGCATGTATTTACCAATACCTTGCAGCGGGGCCTACGTTATAATAAATATATATGATGTAGCAAGAGGAGATATCCGATGAGCAAGACCAGCAACATTAATCTAAACTTAGAACTAGGCCAGGAAATATTAGTAGGCCAAAACAATGAAAGAGCAACAATTACTAAAATTGAATTTCATGAAAAGACAGGAGAGATTAACTTAAACACTACGAAAGGACCTCGCAAAGCATTAACCTTTAAACTATGTAGTCAGGAAGAGAGTGAATACGACAATCCTGCAGACAAGTACCGATAATTGTTTTTAGTCTATTCGTATGCTACCAAAGCTAAATACAACATGCGAATAGAAGACATTGATATTGAAGTTATAGATTTACTTGAAAAAGCTAGTGCAAAGCTATGCAAAAGTAGTAAATCAAATAAAGACCTAGGAGCAAGTAACCTTGCAAGTTGCAAGAGTCAAGGCCTCCGTCGTCGCGAAGGCAAGAAGAGTCACAAGCTAGGTAGAAGTAAGAAAAGTAGAACTAAGATGGACGGTAAGAAGATCAAAGGCAAACAGTACGGAGGTCCGTTACCGGATTGGAGTTAACATGCTAACTTGGGAAATACTAAATGAAAGTAGGGTAGAATATAGCAATCGCTCAGGCGATATGCAACAACGCCCCTATGCTATTGACCCAGAGCTAATGGACATACTAGAAAGAGCAGCCGAAGGAGCAGATGTAGATATTAAAATAGTTTCCGGCGGCCAAGACACTGTTCATACCAAAGGAGGCAGTAGAGTACAATCAACTACAACAAGACATGATCTCGGACAGGCAGCAGACGTACAGATATACAAAGACGGCCAAATACAAACAGCAAACAGCACCGTAGCCAAACAGTTTGTTAGACAATGCGGTATGCATGGTGCTAAAGAAGTGGGCTATGGATATACAGGTATGGGAGATCACTCTATACATATTGGATTATCAGGCGTCGACAATGTTAACAGTCAAGGGCATAGTTCTAACAGACAATCGTGGGGTAGCAACGATGCTAATACACAAGGATTAGATGCACTTCAAAGAGGTATAACAGATAGGTATGGACAAACATGAGATATACAGATTTTAAGATAGTAGAGTCAATACCAACAGATAAAGATGTAGTTGGTAACAAGATGGATAAAGACAATAATGTTGTTGATATATCGAACGGCTTAGAAGCAGGCCCGCCTTATCCACCAGAGCAAGTAGATGATGTTAAAGCTCTACAGACACGCTTAGAAGAACTAGGATATAGTGTAGGCTCAACAGGCATTGACGGCAAGTACGGACCTAGAACAGAACGTGCGGTGGCTGCATTTAAAAGAGATAATAATGTTACACCAGCAACAGGACGTAATTTAGATGCTACAGCATCAGCAACACTAGCATCAGCAACAAAGGTAGCAACCCCTACACCAACAGGCAATGAAGGCGGTAGTATTGGAGACTTAGGAGACTTAGCTAATCTAAATAATCTCCCTCAAGCAATAGAAGTAGTTAACGATTTCTTAGGAATAGAACTTGAAGAAAAAGATATGAATATGTTCCTTAGAGCTATTGCATCAGAAGCAAGTCCTAATTCACAAGAACGTGCAGCAGTTGCGGCAGTAATCCTAAATAGAATTAGAAGCAATAGCTATCCTAACAATATGGAAGCTGTTCTTACACAACGCAATCAATTCCAGGCAGTTACAGGAACTAGATACGATCCAGGTCCTAGTAGAAATTTTTCAAACATGAGTAATACAACAGCTGCTCAAGTTGTTGGAGCATTAATACGTTATCTACCAAACATGGACAAGAGCTGGTTAAACTTTACATCAAACAATCCAAGAGCATATGGTAAAGGCACAAACATAGACTTTATGTATGCAATGCGCAATGCTAGAGACTCACAAGTCATTGGCCAAACAGTATTTGGAACAGCATAGGAGGTAGAAGTGTCAAGACAAGGTAAACTTTTGATAGCTCACCCTAACCTTCCTAAAAATAACCCCTTCGACAAAAGTGTAATATATGTATTCAGTGATGACGACAAAGGTACACAGGGAATTATCTTAAACAAACCAGCAGACCTAAGTGTAAATGATTTTCTTTTAACAAAAAGATTTTCGTCTTTTCCTGAGAGTCCAGAAAAAATGCGCTTCGGAGGTCCACTATCAACTAGAACAGTTTTTATGTTACACACTGACGACTTTGAAAGTACAAGCTCAACTATTGCAGGTAAAGGGCTAATGATTACAAGTGATGATTTTATGTTTGAAAAAATGTCTTTTGGTCAACAGCCTAGTGCCTGGAGAATTGCTGTTGGTGTATGCGGATGGCAACCAGGACAATTAGATTTAGAATTAAAAGGACAGCCTCCCTACCGAGCAGAAAATAGTTGGTTGACAGCAGACGGAAATGATAATATAATATTTAATTATGATGGAGAAAAACAATGGAAACAAGCAACAGAGTTAAGCAGCCATCAAATGATAAACTTATTTTTTTAAAACAAGAACAACAACAATACAGTGAAGGTACATCGAACTGGATTAAACTCCAAACACGTATTGATCACATTATAGCACAGAACTACCTAGAATACTTAAATAGTTAATACAGGAGAAAAGCAATGAAATGGTTAGCTACATTTATATTGTGTTTGCTACCATTCAGTAGCATCCACGCTCAAGAGAAGGCGCCGTCTCCGCAAAGCCTGCCAGAAGGCACAGTGCTATTACCATTAGTGACTCTGTGTTCACCATTAGAACCTGATATGGGACTTTATCAAAGATTTGGCGAAATACCATTTGTTGATGCAGATGCAATGTTTTACATACCTGGCAACAAAACAGTCAATGGCAAGGTAACAATCTTTATGAAGCCAGGGTTTGAAGACAATACCTTTACTCTAATTTTTCAAGTAGGTCCTTTGTACTGTATGATAGCATCAGGAAAGAATATGCTACCTTCAGAAAGCGATGGAGATCCTACCTAATGTGGGTACTAGTTTTTATATACTTTTATGATACAATGCCTTATGTTGAAGCAGTAACCGCACATCAAACAATGACAGAATGTTTCCAAGCCCGTGAAGCCCTTAGTGAAGAAGTTGGCAAGGGTAATGGATACTTTAAAGCAGGACAGCAAGCCTTGTGCATAGGCATGCAAGATATAGATATATAAGGAAACAGTTTTGGCAGACACGTTGGTTCTAAATGCAGACGGACAACCTATTAGCCTACTACCACCCTCCACTATTCAGTGGAAGGAAGCAATCACATACCTATGGTTAGACAAAGTAAACGTACTTGAATGGTATGACGATTGGATTGTGCGTAGTAATAGTTGGGAAACTAGAGTACCAGCTGTAATCATGCTAAAAGATATGTACCGACGGCGGAGGAACCCACGCTTCTCTAAATACAATGTTCACCTCCGAGATTACTTTACCTGTCAATTTTGTCTAACACCTTTTCCTAAACAACAACTAACATTAGATCACGTAATACCACTTAGCCGTGGAGGCAAGACCAATTGGGAAAATATTGTAAGTGCGTGTGGCCCTTGTAATAGCAGAAAGGGCAGCAAGTTAATTAAGCCTAAGCAACTACCTTACCGCCCTGATTATTATGATCTTGCAAATAAACGCAAGCAACTAGAGTTTACTATTAAACACCCTAGTTGGAGTAACTGGCTTACTTAATCCAGCCTATTTTATGTCCTTTTTTAGTACGTCTAGTATGCTCTTCAACTGACCCTGGAAATCTCCAAGCCCATATAGCAACTAGTGCCATAAAGCCACCACTCCAAGCAAACGCTTTCAAGTTTCCTGTACTAAAGTACAAAAACGCAAGTGAACTAGCCATAACTAATACCATTGCATATTTGCCTTTGGTTGGAAATACTCTTTTCTGTACCCAATTAGTTAGGAACGGTCCAAAGTATTTGTGGTTATATAACCATTTGTGCATCCTAGGCGAGCTCTTAGCAAAGCAATATGCTGCAAACACTAGGAAGATTGAAAAAGGAATGCCGGGCACGATTACACCGATGTAAGCCATTCCGAGTGATAGGAAACCAAGTCCCATCCAAAAGTATTTTTTAATCATATATTAAGCACCTCCTTCAGTGCGTTGACTAAGTCAGCCAACATCGCATCATTATGATATGGAGTCGGTGCTATTCTAAGTCGTTCAGTCCCTTCAGCGACAGTAGGGAAGTTTATTGGTTGAATATAGATACCATATTCATTAAGTAAAGTATCGCTTATTTCTTTACATTTAAATGCATCCCTGATCATAACAGGAACGATATGGGTACAAGCATCCTCGTGGACTTCTATACCCCTATCTTTTAGCATATTCTTTAATTTACGTGTTCTAGCTTGATGTTCGTCTCTAAGCTGTGGATGATCTCTTAAATATTTAACACTAGCCAAAGCACCTGCACAAAGTACAGGGCTAAGACTAGTAGTAAAAATAAAGCCAGATGCTACAGAACGGATAGCGTCAATAATGACTGCATCCGCTGCTATATATCCACCAGTAACACCAAAGGCTTTACCTAGCGTACCGTTTACAATGTCGACTTGATGTTGCAGACCTAGTTTTTCTAAATAACCTGCTCCCTGTTCACCATATAAGCCTACGGCGTGAACCTCATCAATATATGTCATTGCCCCATACTTGGTAGCTAGATCGCAAATCTCTTGGATAGGAGAGACATCACCATCCATGCTATACACAGACTCAAAGACGATACAAGGTGTACCGCCAGTTAAGGCTACTTCTTTTAGTTTATCCTCGAGATCTCCCATGTCGTTGTGCGTCCATATCAGTTTGTCAGCACCACTGTGTCTTATACCTTGAATGAGACTGGCGTGATTCTTTGAATCACTTAAAAACACAATGTCGGTAACGATTTGTTTTAAGGAGATGAGCGTCCACTCATTTGCGACATACGCTGAACTGTACAATAGCGATCCTTCTTTGCTATGCAATGATGCTAATTCATGTTCAAGCGCAACGTGATAGTGTGAAGTTCCTCCAATGTTGCGAGTGCCTCCACTACCAGCACCTGTTTGATTCAATGCTGTGTGCATTGCATCAATGACAACAGAATTTTGTCCCATTCCAAGATAATCATTTGAACACCAGTTTACAATCTCTTTGATGTTATAAGGTCCATACCAAATAGCTTTAGGAAACTTTCCGCGCTCGCGTAGTATATCATTGAATACACGGTACTTGCCTTCCTGTTTTAATTGCTTTATCTTTTCATGGAATAGGGTTTTGTCTATTGTCATAATATTTTAAACTTCTTACTTTCTTTATAATGGTTGAATGCAAGGTAGAATACGCTATGGTAAAATCCTTCTACGTCACATGTTATATTTACTTTTATTTTTTTACCTTCGCCTAGGCTAATAGAATCTCTATCTTTAATGTTCCATTTAATTCTACCATGCTTGTTCAACATATCATTAACTAAAGAATCTTTCTCTAGTTCATAATCTATTCTGTCTTGTGTAGGATGAAAGTATTTTTTAAATTCAGTAGTACTAATCCCATGATGATTTTTATTATTATAAGAAAATACTTTATTTTTAAAACTTTTCTTATTATTTGAAATAGCATCTAACAATTCTATCTCTGTTTTTGATGAATGTAATGGTATTAATAACGCAGGTATAGTTTTATCTTGTCTAAAATAGCTTCCTAATAGCCTGCCTTGACCAGGATGAGTAGTTATACTATCACCGTAAGCACTAATTGTAATAGGACTTTTTAATTTAGGTGCAATATAATAGAAGTATAAAAATGTTCCAATAAAATGATGCGCTGGCGCATTTAGAAATAATTTTTGAACATATTCAATCATACCAATTACTCTAGGATGAGAGAAATCTAAGTCACCAATATACACTGGCTTTTTATAACGCTCAATAGTACCAAGAACTTCTTTATCCATGCAGCTATTTACGCATAAATAGAGTATAGGAGAAGCAAATGCGAGCGCAAGACATTATTAGAGCTGTACTTGATTTAATAGATAAGTCAGAAGAAATACCAGATAGCACATGTGGCGCTGAGGAAAGCGAGCCGATCGCATCTCGTTTTAAACAAATAATGGCAATACTTGATAGTGATAGTACTGGACCTTATTCTAATACACCTAATGAAGTTGTTGCAGATGTCGATGCAGTTACAACACTTGCAGGCGGCGGAGTAAACGGTCCTAAACATCCACACGATATTAGAGTAAAAGATCCAAGGGAGAATGGATAATGGCAGCTAACGGTATATCAACACTAGCAAACAAGAAACTTAGACAAGAAGCAAAACTTGCTCTTGCAAATGCAGACAGAGCGGCTCGTAATGTGGTAGAGCCAGGACGCTATGCTGACACTACAGCAGACATCAATCAACTGCCTACTAAGTATGCGGCAGACAACAGTCTTATCGATAATGCTAACACCGGCGGCCTCAAGCAAGGCAGACCTTGGGCTAGTTAATGGCAAATCGTAAACACTATCACTTTGATATGATGGTAAGCGGAGGCTATATCTCCGATCACACATTCAATCACAAGTTCGGTGCTGTCCCTGCAATGTCACAAAATACTATAGGAACGGTATGGGACGTCAGTGATACACTTTATCCTTGGACAGCATTAGACACTCCAGCAGTAGTAAATGTAGTACGTAATGATCTAGCAGATGAAGGACATACTATTACAGTACAAGGGTTGGATGCTGACTACAACCCAGTAGAAGACACTATTGTAATAAACGGTGCTAACACGTTAGGAACTGTATTGTTCAAACGAGTCAATAGAGCATTTTGCTCAGCAGGCGGAGCAACAAACACAGGCAAAATTGACATTGAAGCAGGTGCCGCAGGCGGCACTACAGTTGCTTGCATTACAGCAGGCAAAGGACAAACACTGATGGCAGTATATACTGTTCCGGCAGGTAAGACAGGATACTTGTGTCAAGGCACAGCTACAGTTCAAACCGGTGCCGATGCAACAGGTGATATGATGGTACGATACTTTGGACAAGATACATTTAGAGTAGGACATACTTTTGAGGTATCTGGTGCAGGCGGACAGTATCTATATGACTTTGCATTTCCGATTCCAATCCCAGAAAAGTCTGACATTGATGTTAGAGCAACCGTTCGTAGTAACAATGCACGACTTACAGCCGCGTTTGATATCCTACTCGTAGATAACAGCGAAGTATAAAAGATTAAGCCCTAACACTGTTTCCAATGCTAGGGCTTGCTACTACTTTAATGTATCACCGGACTATGTCCTGAATAACTCTTTATTATTATTTACTAGGCTTGCCGTTTACGAACTCGTAAAACTTCTCAGCCGCTTCTAGTACAGCATCTGCTCCAGGTACTTCCGGAAGTGCAACAGTTGTTACTACTTCATCACCTTCTTTGGCAACAGTAGTTTCAAACTGTCCTAACTTGGCATGGTAATCTTGCCAAATATTATTCTGTGCCATCTCTAGAACCTTGGTGCGGATTTCATCATTTTTATTTGTTGTGATTTTTGGCATCGCCGCTTTGAACATTTCAGCAACTTCCTGAGTTTGCTTAAAGATGGCTTCGCCGTATTTTGTATCTACTGACATAATATTTCTCCTTGTGTGTGTATGTGTGTAGTGTTACTAATGTAACAAACTTATTTATGTTTGTCAACCGCTAACGTATGTAGTTTTTGGTCTGTACCAAACTTTTTGATGATAAAACTTAGCACGTAGATCTTGTATGTCTCGTTTAACTGTAGTATCAGAAGTAGTTTGAAGTAGAAGAAGAGCTTGTTCAACAAGCTCTAATTCTTTTACGTTTAGTTTGAAGTTTTCATTTGGCTTCATGGTGCTTTTGTTTCCATTTCTTACTTTTCCGCATTCCTAAGTAATTATCTCCGGGTTCGTAATTCCAGCGTTTACCGTGGTGACCACGTGCATCTGCATAGAACATTCTCAACCTTGTAATAATCTTTACTAGGGGATTAGGATTAGTCTTCATTTGGCTTTCCTATTTAAGAAGTCAGACTCTTCGTCTGTGTAAGGCCACATTATGCGTGTTTATCGTAGAGCTTATTTTTTAACTCTGCGACTTCCATTGCTTCTTTATACATACCGTGGTTACGTAATTCTTTCATAGCCATACAATAAGCTCTATAGTCCATTGCCTTTATAAATCTTTTCCACATTATGAATAATCCTTTGGACTAAGCATTAATGCTTTGGCTTCATCGTGCAATCCCATTCTTGATAGTTCAGCAGCAGCTCTTGCTCTACCTGCTGATTCACCAAATGCAATAACGCCTACAAAGGCAATCGCTAGTGCGTTACGGATAACTTTACATACTTTACAAGTATAATCCCAAGTTGAGTGTGTCATTGTTGCTACAGTCATTACACCCATCCTTCTAATTTCTTGTTTACAGTTACAGAACGTTTTAGAGTTTCGTCACCGTTTGCAATGTTATAGATATCGCCAGGAGCAATACCAATATCATTTAGTTCGTGTGTTGAAAGTCTTGAAAGTTCTCTAATTGTTTGTTTTACTTTTGCTCGGTGAGCCATTTTTGCGTTTATTTTTTTGAACCAGTTCGCAAGACCTGGTAGACCGATTGAGTCGGCCGCCATCGTTAGTGTAGTCATTTTATATCCTTTATGTATATGTGTGTGTGATTTCTAAGGTTCGTCACGTACCCCGGTCTCTTCCGGCGTCACCTTTGTATGGCATAGGAAATGCCCTTCTTTTTTTACAAGCCGAAGTCGCTTGTTAGTAAGAAATAGTACAGTGACACTGTCCTATTACAACACTATTTATATTATAATAACGTATGCTTTTAAAAAAGTCTACCGCTTTTTTGTAAAGGCTGTCATGCTCTACAAGCAACACTTGTAGGGATAGGGTGCGCCTAAACGCACCCTATTATATTATACTGTGATGTTTTTAATATCTACTCTACGTCCTGTGTTCATACACATTAAAACGTATGCTTGGTCATCTTTGTGGAATTCTGTTTTTACATATTCTTCCACACCACTTTTAGTGTTTTTTGATCGAGGTAATGTGACCGCAGCCATCATTACACGACCAATGCTATCTGCTATATTGATCATTGTTTTCTCCATAAAATGTAATGATGTTTTGTAAGGCGAACGCCCGTTGTGTTACCAACGACTCAGGTCGAGAACATATCTTGCCGTACTATTTATATAGAAACCATTTGACATACAGATTAATGATGTTACTATAAATAGAAGTAGGAACATTCTGTTCCGAGCAGGGCAACGTTGAGCCCTGTCTTATTATGTGAGCGATGTGGTAAAGACATCAAGCAGAGGAGAAATAATAATGGACGCACTCACCCTATGGATGGCTGTTGGGTTCCTGTTCGCAGGTTACGCAGTTATCGCAAATGATTCCGTACAAACACTAGGTACATGGATCGCAAGTAATAACGAAAAATTTAATTGGAAAGTGATGTGGGGAGCGGCTTCGGCTGTTCTACTGTATACACTTTGGTATGGTTGGTATACCAACGGTGGAGATATTAGTTATGGACGACTAAACAAAATACCGTTTCAAGAGATACAATGGTATCATGCTATGGCACCGGGCCTACTATTAATACTTACACGAATAGGTGTACCGGTATCAACTTCCTTTCTAGTGTTGAGTGCTTTTGCAAGTACTTTTGTGCTAGAAAAGATGTTGATGAAAAGCATGATGGGCTATGCTGTCGCGGCAGTCGCGGCATACATTATTTGGATAGGAGTTACTAAACTACTTGACGAAGCAAAGCCTGTTAAAGAACAACATAAGAAAGCGTGGCGAATAGCACAATGGGTAACAACAGGCTTCCTGTGGTTTACTTGGCTAAGTCATGACATGGCAAACATTGCTGTGTTCCTTCCAAGACAAGTTCCATGGGACCTAATGATCCTAGTGAGCGTTGTGTTTGTTGTAGGACTTGCATTTATGTTTAGAGAGGGTGGTGGTAAGATCCAAAAGATTGTACTAGAAAAACACAACACAAGATATGTGCGTTCAGCAACCATCATTGATGGCGTGTACTGGTTGATCTTATTCTTCTTTAAAGAACTAAACGATATACCTATGTCAACAACGTGGGTGTTCGTAGGACTACTATGTGGACGTGAACTTGCTATGGCAACAATGACAGGCAAGGAAAAGTTCAAGACAGTATTTCCGTTGGTCACCAAAGACTTCTTCAAGATGATGATTGGCTTAGGCGCATCAGTTGGAGTAGTATTAATGATACACTATGTTATAGTACCAAACGGACTTTAATATATTAGAAAGGTAGTGTACAACGGCATTACCTTTTTTCTTGACTTTTTTTTAATATCTACTAATTATCCAGATAAATAATGATAGTAATAACAAACAACGGAGATAATAGATGGGAATAGTAAGCGGAGGCGCCAAGTTACTTGGCAGTGCTGCAGATGCTGTTGGATTAGATTGGGTAGGAGGAGCGGCAGGATTAACAGGTCTAGCAACAACACCAGTAGTTATAAGTATAGGTGTACCAGAAGATTATCCTAGCGTAGCAGGACCTTTTCCGGCATATCATAACGGTACAATTACATTAAATGTTCCTAATAATTCTAAAGAGTTTGGCGAGATAGCCGTAAATATGGCACAGAATTCTTTGGCAATGGTAGAGTTAGCTATTGCATTACAGACAATAACTAGCCCAAAAGGCGGCATAACAATTAAAGATGAATTAGATCCTTATCATTATGAAGTAATAAAAACAGCATTAGAAGAGAACAACGAACCTGTACCTGTGCCAGAAAATCCACCAGCAACTACTCTTAATGAGTTAGGGGCAGGAATTACTGAAACCGGATTACTATCAGGCTTAGCTACAGGAGCAGACGCATTAGGTAGTGTTTCAGAGTCGTTTCAGTTTCTAAAAGTTACACCGCAGGTTGGCATCACACCAAATGTGTTTGTACCCGGTGTTGGCCCAGAAGCTGCAACCCCAACATTTTCACCTATACAAGCTACTGTAACTGGGACCTTTCCAGACTATGCACTTCCTTTAAAGATTATGAATTCAGCAATACAAATACAAGGATTTGTTACAAACTACATTGTATCTAATATTAGAAATGCAATTGATACAGAAGCTGGCGCAATAGTTTTAAAAAATGCAATGGGAGATGTTTCAAAAGCTGTATCAGATAATGCAATTAGAGATGCAGGTCAAGAACCGCCTGAGTGGACAGAGCCATCAGGGGTAGAAGGCATTCAAGGATAAATTTATGGGAGCTAAAGTAGCAAGAAAAGAAAAGGATATTGCTGTAGGATTAATACGCACAGGGCGTCTTAGTGTTATTGCTAATGATCGTCCGATTGCTACAGAAGGTGATCTTATTGCGCCACATGTTCCCGGTGGGCAACATACAGCTAGTGTTATAATTGGTTATTGTGCTAATGTTATAGCAGAGGATAGACCAGTTGCAAGAAAAGGCGACGGTACTAGTTGTGGACATCCAATATCAACAGGATCGTCAAACATCTACGCTGGCGATTAACTTTGACTGTTTTCTTTGCCGCTTGCATACATTTCTAAATATGCAATGTATAACCCGATATCATGATCTGAAAAGTTATCAATCTTACCCTTCTTGATACCTATCCACATACCACGTAACTTATCTTTAAACAATTGCCAACCAGTAGGCTTTCTATAGTTGCCATAAGCATTTAGGTAATGTAGTTCGCCACAGTGATAATAGCCCATAATGTTAAAAGGTACAGTAGTGACAATGTCGTTATTGTTCTTCCATCTATGATGTATAGTACTAAAACTATCTACGTAGGCTGGCCAGCCTACTCTTGGACTACCGTAAGTATAAAGCTCTTGTGGGTTAGTTAGTACTGAGTCACATTCACAACGATTAGCCATGATAGTTGCCATTGCGGCACCTAAGCTATGTCCACAGAACCAAAGTTTCTTATTTGTATTAACTGTTCTTGAAATATCTTCACACACCATTGGCCAAAGTTCGTCTACTTCTGCTTTAAATCCTCTGTGTACCCTACTAATTGTTTCAGCTACAACCGGAAATGCTTTTAGATCTGCACTAATGTCATTAAACTCTGTTGGTTGTGTTCCTCGACAGGCAATAACCAAATCTTCTTTGTTCATAAAGCGATATGCTTGTGCGCCTTCTTTGTTATAGAACTCAACAGTAGTAAATCCTAATTTTTTTACTTGCTTTTTTACTTCTTTGATGTTACTATTATAAGCAATGCTAGATAGCTTCGCAAACAATAATGACCGTTCAGCAAACAACATCTTTGTTATCGACATGTTACCCCCTAAGTTATTGCCCTCATTGTATGTGTATTTATAGTTTAGATAAACTAAATACATTAACGGAGTAGATTAAATGAAAAAACGTACAAGAAGTATATTACAAGAATTAAACAATCTTGATCGAGCAATAAGTAACGATCACTTAATTGAATCCAGTGGAAGCAATATTATTGAGAGTGCAATCAATCTATTAAATAGAATTAGTAATACTTATAATGAACAAACAGCAGGCGAATTAGAACGTAGGTTCATTAATTCAATAAAATCAGGTGATCCTCAAAAGTTTAAACGAGGACTTAAAAAAGTAATCGAGAGCAAAGCAAATGACCAATAAACTTTTTGAAGGCGGTTCAATGCCAGGTGTAGGACCAATTCATATTGATGAAATTAATCCAACACTTGATGCACTAGAAAGAGCTTTAGGTATTGACCTAAAGAATAATGTGCTTGGCAGTGTAGGCAAAAAAGAGTTTAGTGGTGATATTGATGTTGCTATTCAAGTTAAACCTGATGAAATTCCAGAACTAGTTAAAAAGATTGAGGCGTCACCGTTAGTACTTGATATAGCTAAAAGTAGTGTTATCATGACAAAGGTAAAGATTGTAAACTACGATCAAAACAAACAAGCAACTAAGCCACGCACAGGGTTTGTACAAGTTGACTTTATGCCAGGTGATCCAGGTTGGATGAAAACGTATTATCATTCACCAAGCGATAAAGAATCAAAGTACAAAGGTGTATTCCGTAATATTATGATTGCAACAATATGTGCTGTACTTGATCGTAAAGACAGTGAAGAAAAGATTGAAGACGGCCGCCCATTAGAAAGCGAACGTTGGATGTGGAGCCCCACAGACGGACTTGTACGTATCAAACGCACACCTGTTCCTAAAGCAAACGGACAAGGATATACAAAAAAGAATAAAAATGATGTTATAGGTAATCCAATTAAAGATGCACAGGGCATTGCAAAGGCTCTTAAATTTAACAGCCCAGAAGACCTAAACTCATACGAAAGCCTAAAAGCTGCAATGGAAAAGAATTATCCAGCAGAACTAGTAAACAACATACTGACTGGATTTGCTAAAAATAGACAAGTTCAAGATATTGGCACACCAGACGATATTAAAAACCTAGCACAAGAAAGTCTAGCAGACAAACAGTTAAACAGAATTAAACAGTTAACAGGATATACACAATATGAGGTTTAATGAATTTAAACAAATTAATAAACGTCCTTTAACTGAAGCAGCTCGTATTGATCATGCAGAAGATATTGTGTTCTGGGAAGGTAGCAGAGGCGCAATGAGAGCTGTAGAAGCTCTAAAGAACCTAGAAGGAGACTCGCATAAAGATGTCACACTTAAATGGGACGGATCTCCCGCAATCATTTTTGGCCGTGATGAGGATGGAGAGTTTATACTTACAGACAAAAGCGGATTTACAGCAAAAGGGTATGACGGCAGAAGCAAAACCGGAAACGATCTTGAACAAATGTTTCTTAACAGAAGCGGCGGAAAGAATAGAGAAAACCCAAGCTATGTAGCATTCGCTGGCAAAATGAAAAATATCTTTCCTATGTACGAAAGGGCTGTACCGACTACCTTTAGAGGTTACTTCAAAGGTGACTTGTTATATTATAACACTCCGCAAGTACAAGACAGCAACTATGTGTTTAAACCAAATGTAGTTGAATATGCTGTAGATGTAAACAGTGACTTAGGTAAACGTATTGGACAGAGTAAAACAGGAGTTGTGGTACACAGAATGGTTGATGCAACCGGTAATGAAGGTCCACTAAAAACTGATGACATCTTCCTAGGTTCTGAGGTATTAGTAGTTCCTCCGGTTACTGTAGAACGTCCGGCAGAAGTAGACAACGAACAACTAGAAAAACTAGAACAGCTAGTTAAAAAGAATGCCCAAGGCATTGACGAGCTATTAAATATGGAGTCACTAAAGCAGATGCAACTAAGTGACTTTGCTAAAATACTATATGCATATACAAACAGTAAAGTAGACACAGGATTAAACAACCTAGGTAAAGACTTTGCTCAATGGATACAAGCAAGAAAGCAACTTTCGCAAAAGAAGAAAGATAAAATAATTGAATACATCGGTCAACATCAACAAGCATTTGGTGCAATGTGGGAGACCGTAACAGCACTAATGGTAGTAAAGGACAGTATCATACAACAGTTTGACTCACATGATCAAACAGTTAAATCCAACATTCCAGGTATGGGAGATGGAGGAGAAGGATATGTACTAGCTCATCCAGAAGGTGATATTAAACTAGTACCAAGAGAGTTTTTTACTAAAGCAAACAGAGCTGTACAGAGATAAGGAGAAATACCATGACAGACTATATGAAAGAGTTTGAAACACACTTAGATAAGATTACTGAAAGTGTTTTAGGCGACGAAGTACAACAGGAAGCAGAGATATCACCTCAGCAAAAGAAACTAGCCAACTATGGCAGAATCTTAATGGATCAAGCTGCAACAACTAAAGATGATGCATTGTCAAATATGATGGCAAAGGTTGGTAATGAACTTACTAACTTTGGTGCAACGTTTGGTTCAAGAACTTTAGAAGAACTATGTAAAAAAACAGGAACAACTCCTAACATAGTAAAGAAACTATTAGCTTATGCAGAAAAGATATCTGCAACACAAAAAGATATTGCTAGTGATAAATCAGACGGCGGATTAGATGACGAAGGCGACGACGAGTTTACTAGTGCAGCAGATGATGAAATGGATGCAATGAAAGCAGACCAAGCAGCAAGAGACGCAATGTAATGAACTTTATTAAGGGTATGTATGAAGATGGACTCGTTGACAGTCAAATAGACGAAAATGCGTGGGCAGATATCCGCGGACGCAGAATAGAACGTTTGTCAAAAGAAAAGCGTGTAGCCCTTTATGCATACCTTGTTGGCCTTGAAAATGCTATGAGAGCTACTAAGTTTGTTGAGATGGCAGAAGAAGGCAAAACGCCACCTAATCAGTATGTAAAAGGATATGTTCCTATTGTTGAAATGATAGATGATATAGTAAACGGTGGCACAGCATACATATCACAGCTAAAACAGCTACACAAACGAGCTAAAAACAGCCGAAAATAAGCAAAAATTTACAAAAAGACTAAATACATATAACAACTTCACTGAGCGTGAAGATGTGTCATAGAGAAAACATAGGAGAATAACATGGCAGGACCAGGATTTGGCGCAATTGCAGGCGTCGACAATTATAACGCAAAAGCAGGCAACGGCTTAGGCCCACGCACACAGATCATTAGTTTATCTAAAACTGATATCTCACAAGCAGAACTAGACTCAGCAGTACAAGCAATCGCAACAGGCGGAGTTGCAGGAACAGACGATGCAATGAGCATTGCAGGTATTTCAGCTTTTGAAGCAGGCGTAACTGACGTTGTACACGTAGCACTACAAGGTACAGGCACTGTAACAGCAGGCGCAGACTACCGTGGTGTAACAGGCGTAACAATGGCTATTGTTTGCGAATTTGTAGACTAAAATAATTCCTTTACCTTAGGAACCGTGATTATGGCCGTAATGGCAGGCGTCACACTAAAGAGCCACTTTTTAAGTGGCTCTTTTTTTATGGCTTAAATACTGTATGAAATTCCAAATCAAAACACTAGTTGACGTAACTGAAACTAATGCCCGTAAAGGACAAGAGAAAAAACTAGTAAACCAACAAGATAATTTTAATACATTATATAACACTATAGGACTTAGAACTAATCCAAGTGACTTTAATATTAGTATTGAAACTGAAACATGCAAAGACTTTGGATCTAAGTATAAAGGTAAACACAAAGTATGGACTATAAACTTCTTTGTAGAAGCTGAAGCATCAACAAGTGTTGACTTTATGATAGATGATTTTGAATATGTACCCATTATACTTGGTTTAGAAGAAACCTTTGTATCTGATAAAAATATGTTTATCACTTCCAAAAATCCTACATTAACCAATATTATTTTCTATCAAAGTGATAAATAACTTTGTAGCAGAAATAAAACTTCACTACATTAGGCATATAATAACCCCACTACAAGGCTAACGAATGAGTTTACTTAACGGAGAAATTATATGGCTATTGCCGCTCAATCAACTTTAGAAAAAGAAAACCTAGAAGCACACGTAGATTTATGCGCTCTTCGTTATGAGCAGTTAGATCAACGTCTTACTAATGTTGAAGAAAAAATTGACCATATCCATAAAGATATAACAGAAGGTCAAAAGTCAATGACCAAAGTCCTTATTGGTACAGCAGGTACTATCGTTGCAGGACTACTTTCCACAATAATCGTTATTTTATTGCAAATGTAATTCTCGCTAAATAACTATATGTTATTAAGAGAACTTTACATCGACCCCGAATCCGTAGAAGAAAAGCAAGTATGGGCTCGCCGCGGCAAAGAAGTTGTACGCAAGTACAGATGTCATGGCGGAAGACGTCATGGACGTATTGTTGCTAAAATGGCACAATGCTATGCTGCACCAGATGCTAAGAAACGTGCAAGAATGAAAATTATGAAGGCAAAGCTAGGGTCAAGAATTGCAAAGAAGACCAAAAGAACCAAGCGTACTAATCCAGCTTCGATAAGAGTAAATCGATTAAACAAAATGGCAAAGAGAAAGTCAAAATAGAATGTTTATAAGAGAACTCATTGAAGCTACTCAAGTATGGAGTAAAAGTGGTAAGTCAAGTGTACGTAAGTACAGATGTACTTCAGGTGTTCGTAAAGGAAGAGTAATGGCATCACCGGCGGCGTGTAACAAACCGTTAAATGTAAGTAAAAGCAAATCATTTAAACAAACACGTAGCACCAAAGCGCCAACAATGAAATTTAAAAGCAGGATTGCTAAGAAATCAAACCCTGCTTCTAATAGAAATATCAGATTAAATAAATCTGTTAAACCAAAAAAGACAAGCAGGAGAAAAGTTCGATGAAAATTACAGAAATTACAAACCAAAGAGTTAGTAGAGTCCAAGGTAATAAAGTTACTATCGATCAGGGTGACGGCACCGAACTAACTGTAGACACAACTAAGAACAAAGACGTTATTGCAACAAATTCAGATGGTTCTGTATCTGTTAATAAAGATACAGGCAACAGTAGTATGAATGGTTCAAAACCTAAAAAGCCTACAATAAGAGTAGGACAAACGGTTAAACCTAATAAAACCACATGAAGATGAATGAATTAATAAAGTCGTTTACTATACAAGTAACAAACGAGGAAAGTGCTATTCTAGATAAGCTAGAAAAAACCACACCTCTGAGCTTGTTTACTGAACGAGAAAAATTCGTTATTGAAAACCTTGTAAGAAAGAGTATGGTAAGTAAAGTAGCACTGAATAGTCAAACTGTAGTTGTGAGAAATGTACCCTGAAAAATTAGTTAAAGAACTAGAAGAACTAGTTAACGATACTGTCGATCCCAGCATGTTTCCTTATCAAAAGGGAAATAGTATTCGCATTGGCTCGTTTGTTGTGCGATGTAACAAACGTGGTTACTATAAAGTATACGATTGTCAAGATAACAAGTTAGTAACAGAAGCTTTTTGCAAGTCAAGTGCCGTTGCTATTGCTAAAAATTTAGCACAAGGACACGATAAAACCCAAAGTATACTGTCTATTGACAAGGATATACAAAAATGGTACAATGATTGCGTATTTTACAAGCATTCTATGCGATTGACAAAGGACGATTTTAGGTATGATGTTATATCAAATAGGTATGAAATAGCTAAAGACAAAACTTGCCACGCCAAAGAACAGTTAGATAAATACATTTATGTTTAGTAAGGCATAAATAACTATAATACACTTAATGCATTAGGAAGAGATGTAATGAACATACATGAGATATCAAAACCCGTAACGGCAAAGAGCTTAAACGAAAGCCTTGCTAAGAAGTTTGGAAGCAAGATCAAGCTAGAAAACTTTACATTAGAGCAACTTGAAGATGCTCGTAACAGAATCAGAACCAAATTAAGTCAAGTCGAGACAAATGAAAGTTTTGACAGCGTCCATACTAGTGAAAGCTATCAAAAATCAAAACTCTTCCTTGATGTTTTGAATGCTGCAATTAATGAAGCAGATAAAAAGCCAGATGCAGACGGCGACGGAGTTCCAGACTGGGCAGACAAGAAAGACGGCGAAGACGACAACGCTGAAAAGCCAAAAGGCAAGAAGCCTAAAAAAGGCGAAGTACCTCCACAGTTTAAAAAGAAAGCTAACGAATCACTAACAGAAAAAGCTGTATGTAAAGAGTGTGGTGATGAGTTTGGTAAAGCAACAACTGATTGTAAAAATGATTGCAATGATCCAACACTAAGTTGCTGGGTTAAAGAATCTGAGTATAAAAAAATGAACGAAGGTACACTTAAAGAAGGTGCAGAAGATCAAGCTGAACTAGTAATGGCTTCTAAAGACATGGTTGATAGATTAACTGGTTGGATGGAAGACACAGCAGAAATGCAAAGTGAATCAATGCTAGAACTAGCAGATGCTATCCGCGATGAAATGGGTAGCGAAAAGTCAGAAGCATTTACAGCGGCAGTTAAACCATCACTTGAAGCACTATACACAGCAATGGAGCAAACACGTATTGCACTAACAGGCGGTGTTGGCATGCTAACAGGTGAAGGCGATGCACCAATGATGGGCGATGATGCAGCAATGGAACCAACAGTTGACATGGAAGATCCAATGACGGATCCAGATGCACCAGCTGAAGATGATGCATTTGCAGCAGCTGACGCAGCTATGGGCGGCGAAGAAGAAGCCGGACGTGAAAAGCGTGAGAGTGTACAACGCTCAAAAAAAAAGTTAGCTGAAATAAGCGACAAGGCCCGCAGATTGGCGGGAATCCTTTCAAAAAAAAAGTAATTGAAGCTGAAGGAGATCTTCCTTCAGTGAAACTAGTACAAGTTTTAAGAACGGTAATCGCTAGTGCCGATCAGAACGGCCATGCTGTCTTTTTACACTTCAATAAACCAAATAAAGAAGCAATTAAAAGCGGTGCTAAGAATCTTGACTTAAACAAACTAATGCAAAATGTAGACGCGGAAGCATTTGACTTTGGTACCTTTAAAGCTGCATACGATACTGATGCTAGAGTAAAGTCAATGGTAAAGAACTTTAGTAAGTACGGAATTGAACCTAAAACTAAAAATGAATTAGACGATGGTGATGATGTATCTACAGATGCAGGCAACAGCAACACAGTAAGCAATATGGCTAAGTCAGCAACAGACTTAAAAGACTTATAAAAATACTTGACAACTAGGTAATTAGGTACTATACTATATGTAACGTATAGGAAGAACACATTGAGCTTAATAACAACGAAGTATGATTACAAACCAATTTCACGTAAAAACGTAGACGGTAAACGCAAGTACCTAACACCTGATGGGAACGCTGTAGCAAGCGTTACAACAATCTTAGACGCCACTAGCGACAAGTCAGGACTTATTGCCTGGCGCAAACGTGTAGGCGAAAAGAAAGCACAAGAAGTCGTAACTGAAGCCGCAGGCGTAGGCACAAGGATGCACAAGTATTTGGAAGACTATGTAGAGTTTGGCGAATGGCCTACTCCAGGTAGCAATCCATTTGCTAAGAAAGCACATGCAATGGCAACGCAAGTACGAGATAACGCTCTTGTAGATGTAGATGAAATATGGGGTAGTGAAGTTGCTCTTTATGTTCCGCAGATGTATGCTGGCACTACTGACTTAGTAGGACAATACAAAGGGCAACCTTGTATTATGGATTTTAAACAAACCAACAAGCCTAAGAAGTTAGAGTATGTACAGAATTACTTCCTACAGCTAGTAGCATACGCAGAAGCACATAACGAAGTATACGGCACAAACATACGTGAAGGACATATCTTTATGTGTAGTCGCGGAGATGACGGAATGTTGCTAGGTGGTGAAACATATCAACAGTTTGATGTATGGCCGCATGAGTATGACGAATGGCGCAACGAATGGTATAACAGAGTGTATACATATTATGAGCAACATGCTTCATAAACATCATATTATTCAAAGATACAAATGTAAACAACTAGGTATTAATCCTGACCATCCTGATAATACAGTTTATATACCTAGAGAAGTACATGCTAAAGTTCATTGGGAATACTTTGAACGCCACTTAACAACTTTGTTAGAATGGTGCTCGCCTCCTCAGTGGATACTTGATAATATCGAATTAGGCAATACAAGGGATGCAGGAGCCGCTTCGCTACTTACTGAACAGCATCAAGCTGATTATGATCTTTCTGGCAAAAATAATCCTAATTACAAGGACGGCGCACTAGTAGGACAATATAAAGACCCTACTATAAGGCCGCCAGTAGACAAAGTAAGAAATGCTGAAAGGCATTTAGTTTGGAAAGTTCCTAATAATATTAGAGATAAGGCTAGATATCACGCATATAAAGGAAACCTAGCTAAATCTAAAGAGTTGTTTGAAGAGTGGCAAGATTTAAGGATGTCAATGCCTCTCAGTACGAAAGGAAACTATACACGCAAACGGGTAACCTTTGATGAATGGGTTACAGGGCTAAATACAATAATAAATGCGTAGGAGAATATAGTGGCTGTAGTACAGATATCAAGAATACAGATCCGTAGAGGTCAAAAGAATCAAGGCACAGGGTTACCGCAATTGTCAAGCGGCGAATTAGGTTGGGCAATTGATACGCAAGAAATGTTTGTAGGTAACGGTAGTGTAGCAGAAGGTGCACCACAAGTAGGTAATACTAAAGTTATTACAGAACATGACGACCTATTTCAATTAGCTGATTCTTATATCTATCGTAATGGCGACGGTTCTATTGTAACAGGTATTGACAGTGTTAATCCAGTTAAAAGAACCTTACAAGCTAGACTAGACGATAGAGTAAGTGCTAGAGCATTTGGGTTGACAGGCGAACAGTCACAAGATGCAACAGTATTATTACAAAGAGCAATTGATCAATTATTTTTAAACGCAGGTGCTGAATTAAGCACAAGTGGTAGAGTTGAACTAATCCTTGAGCCAGGAACATATACTATTAATGATACTATTAAAGTACCTCCACATGCAACAATAAGAGGTTCAGGCAAAGATAAAACTATTATTAGACAAACTAATACTAGTCGAGCATGTATTCAAACAGTTAGTGATGAGAGTATTCCAGGTGGTTATATTATTGGTGGCGAATATGCTACTCAAGCAAGAAATATTAGCATAGAAGGATTAACTCTTTCTGTTCAAAGTGGGTCTAAAGGATTACAGCTAGATAGCTGTAGAGATAGTAATTTTTCAAATATTAAAATTGTAGGTAACTGGGCTGTTGGCACAGTAGTTCCAACAGATACATTAACTACGTTTAACATTGCACTATCATTAAACAGCAAAAATGGTGGTGTTGAATCTAGCAACAATAAATTTACTCGTTGTTCTTTTGAAAACTTTGCATACGGTGTAGTATCTAATTGGGACATTAATGATAATATATTTGATTCATGTAAGTTTACTACTTTAGGATACGGAATTGCATTTGGTAAAAATATGGTAATTGATAGTATTCCAGGCAATGGAAAATCAGTAGGTCCATCAAACAACATTATTAAATCAAGCATTTTTAAAGATACACTTTATCAAGCTATACTAATTAATAAGGGTGCTTATAATATTAGTAAAGAAAACAGATTTTATACGTGTGCTAACAATGGCGGCGCAGATGATCAGCCTGAAACAGCAATTATATCAATTGATACATTAAGCAATAAGAGTGTAAACGATTACTTTACTAGAACAAAAGTATTATCATATAGTCAAGGATTTGTTAGACAAAGCTCTGCAACACTAGTAGCAGGCGGACTATCGGTTACTGTAGCAAGTACAGCAGACATGGCTCCAGGACAACTTCTTATTAAGAAAACAGGAGTTGGCGACTTTGGATTTACACTAACTGATAACTTAAACACTCCTGAGGTAGATACGGACATAGTAACTAATTCTAGAATTGCAACAATTGTTAGTCCAACAGAATTTACTGTTACAATACCTCATTTAAATAGTGGTGCTATAACATTTGAAATAGTATCACCAGTTATTAACGATATTCCTTATGTGCCTGAAGTTGAAGGCCCAGTAAACTATGATTGGGGATATGAACATGAAGTAACAGTATTGGACGGTGATGCAAACACACTATTTAGATTGCCAAAAATAGAAAATCAAGGCTTTGAGATTGAATACACATCACTGTCAGAGCAAGGATACAACGGAATGCGCTCCGGCACTATGCATATTGTAGTTAATAAGATTACAGATGCAGCAAACGGCACACCATCATTAATAGTTTCGGACGAATACGATTACTTAGGTGACAATTTATATCTTGACACAATTAGTTTTGATGCTATACTAGATAATGTAGGCAATAGTGAAGACCTTAACACAATTATAGTTAAGTCTTATGCTAGTGGTTTACCAACTGATGCAAGAAGTAAATTTAAATTTAAAGTGAAAACTAAACAAACTGTATAATGATAGATGTTTCATAAAAACTATGAACAAAGACTGAAATCTTGGAGCTGTCTTCGGCAAACTTTAGAAACTGCTGATGATCCTTTCTCTGAATTATTAGTAACTTATAACCAAGCACCTTATGTTAGTATACATACGGATCCTTGGTCAAAAGAATCTTGGCCAGACCCCTGGCAGTTAATTCTAGAGAACCAGTATGATGAGTTCTGTCGTGTACTAGGTATGTGTTATTCGTTACAGTTAACTGAACGCTTTAAGGGGTCGAATTTTGAGATACATATCAGTACGTTAGGAAGTTTAAGCTACTTATATCTACTTTTTGTAGATAATATTGTACTAGGGTTTGAAGACGATAAGCCAATTTTAAAGGAAGATTTACCTGTGGATCTAAAGTCGCAAACAGTATATTGCATGCCAATGCTTAACTAAATATTCAACAAACGAAAAGAAATATGGAGAGAAAAAGAATGTCAAATGGTATCTACATCGTAAAACGAGACGGCGGCAAAGAACCTATTAATATTAATAAAATACACAAAGTAGTAGAACATGCCTGTGAAGGTCTAGCTGGTACAAGTAGTAGTCTAATTGAGATGAATGCCAATTTACAATTTTACGATGGTATGAGTACTAATGAAATTCAAGAGGTGCTTGTACGCAGTGCAAATGATCTTATTAGTTTAGATGCTCCTAACTATCAATATGCCGCAGCACGCCTATTAAGTTATGCTGTAAACAAAATGGTATTTGGTGAATACAATGCAATTACACTTCAGCAAAATATTGAACGTAATATTGAACGAGGAGTGTATGATAAAGAAATTTTAGAAAAGTACACAGCAGATGAAATTAATTCTTTAGATTCATATATTAAACACAAGCGTGATGAAAACTTTACCTACGCAGGTCTGCGTCAGGTTGTAGACAAATATCTTTGTCAGGATCGATCATCAGGAGAAATATTTGAGACTCCTCAGTTCATGTATATGATGATCGCGGCAACGCTATTTGCTAACTATCCTAAAGAAGATAGAATGTATTATGTAAGGAGATACTACGATGCGACCTCATTATTTAAAATCAATATCCCAACGCCAGTCATGGCCGGAGTACGTACTCCAGTTAGGCAGTTTGCCTCTTGTGTGCTTGTTGACAGTGACGACACGCTCGATTCGATCTTTGCGTCAGACATGTCCATCGGTAGATACACAGCTCAAAGAGCTGGTATCGGCATTAACGCAGGACGTATCCGCGGAGTCAACGCAAAAATCCGAGGAGGAGAAGTTGCACACACAGGAATAGTTCCGTTCCTAAAGAAGTTCGAAGCAACTGTACGTTGCTGTACACAAAATGGTGTACGTGGTGGCAGTGCTACTACACACTTCCCGTTTTGGCACCAAGAGATTGAAGACATTCTTGTACTAAAGAACAACAAAGGTACAGAAGATAATAGAGTACGCAAGTTAGATTATTCAATTCAGCTTAATAAAACTATGTATGAAAGGTTGTTATCCGGCGGAGATATAACTCTTTTCTCGCCACATGATGTGCCTGGCTTATACGAAGCATACTTTGGTGATGCAGATATATTTCAAGAGCTATACGAAAAGTATGAACGTGCTACAAGCATTAAAAAGAAAACTGTATCAGCAATGGATCTGTTTAGTGCATTAGTAAAAGAACGTGCAGAAACAGGACGCATTTATATTATGAATGTTGATCATTGTAATACACACAGCTCATTCAAAGATAAAGTTTACATGAGTAACTTATGTCAAGAGATTACATTGCCAACAAAGCCGTTGAATCATATTGATGACGAAGAAGGCGAAATTGCATTGTGTATCCTTAGTGCTATTAACGTAGGCACTATTAAAGGATTAGACGACTTAGAAGATCTATGTGACCTAGCTGTTCGTGCGCTAGAAGAAATTATTGACTATCAAAAGTATCCTATCAAGGCGGCTGAGATTAGCACAAAAGCAAGACGTTCATTAGGTGTAGGCTACATTGGACTTGCACATTATCTTGCTAAACAGCATGTCAAGTATGACAACAAAGAGTCATGGAAACTTGTACATGACTTATCAGAAGCATTTCAATATTACTTGCTAAAAGCATCAAACAAACTTGCACAAGAGCGTGGAGCATGTGATTACTTTGAGCGTACTAAATACTCAGACGGCATCCTTCCAATTGATACATACAAAAAGGATGTTGATACAATTGTAGAGAACAAATTAAATTATGATTGGGAGACTCTTAGATCTGACATACAAGAACACGGGCTTAGGCACAGCACTTTGTCCGCACAAATGCCATCAGAGAGCAGTTCCGTTGTGTCGAACGCAACCAATGGAATCGAACCACCTAGAGGCTACTTGTCCGTTAAGAAGTCCAAGAAAGGGCCTCTTAAGCAGATTGTTCCACAGTATCAAACTCTAAAGAATTATTATAGTTTACTATGGGATATGCCAAGTAATGAAGGTTATATTAACATAGTAGCGGTAATGCAAAAGTTCTTTGATCAGGCTATCAGCGGTAACTGGAGTTATAACCCAACACATTTTGAGAACAATGAAGTTCCAATGAGCGTAATGATTGGTGACTTATTAAACACTTATAAATACGGATGGAAGACTTCATACTACCAAAACACTTATGATTATAAGACTGATCCAAGTGAACTAGAAGATGACCAGCCAATGGAACAACTAGCACCTAGTGAGTTAGAGGGCGAAGAAGAAGATTGCGAAGCATGTGCAATTTAATGGTTGACATACTATCAGTTTCATAGTAGTATGTAGTTGTATAAGGAAAAGAGAAGATGGCAAAAACAGTATTCAATAAAGAAAAAGTAGACTTTACTAAACAAAATATGTTCTTCGGAGCAGATCAAAACACACAGCGTTACGATACTTTTCGTTTCCCTGTGTTTGACAAACTTAATCAAACAATGCTTGGTTACTTTTGGAGACCTGAAGAAGTAAGTCTGCAGAAAGATCGTGCTGACTTTGCTAACTTCCGACCAGAACAAAAACATATTTTTACAAGCAATTTAAAATACCAAACACTACTTGACAGTGTCCAAGGACGTGGTCCATGCCTAGCATTTTTGCCGCATGTTTCATTGCCTGAACTAGAAGGGTGTATTGTTACTTGGGACTTCTTTGAAACAATCCACTCACGTAGCTACACACACATTATGAAAAACGTGTATGCTGACCCTGGTGAAGTGTTTGATACTATTTTAGATGACGAAAAGATTATTGCACGAGCAGAAAGTGTTACCAAACACTATGATGCATTTACAGAAGTAGCTGACGCTTATGTACATCGTAAAGAAGGCGATATGTATGAAGTTAAGAAGAAACTGTATCTTGCAATGCAAACTGTAAATATCTTAGAAGGCTTGCGCTTTTATGTAAGTTTTGCATGTACATTTGCATTCGGCGAACTTAAACTTATGGAAGGCTCGGCAAAAATTATTAGTCTTATTGCTCGTGACGAAGCACAACATCTAGCACTAAGCACACACGTATTGAAGTTGTGGGCAAGCGGCAAAGATGATCCAGAGATGGCTAAAATTGCAAAAGAGTGTAAAGAAGAAGTATACGACTTGTGGCGTGAATGCGTTGCAGAGGAAAAAGATTGGGCAGACTATCTGTTCAAAGACGGTTCAATGATTGGACTGAATGATAAATTGTTACATCAGTATGTAGAATACATTGCAAACCGTCGACTAAAGGCGCTGGGCATGGATACTATATTTGATGCACCAGTAAATACTAACCCGCTACCGTGGACACAACATTGGCTATCTAGCTCAGGCTTGCAAGTTGCACCGCAGGAGACAGAAGTTGAAAGTTATATCATCGGTGGCATCAAGCAGGATGTCAATAAAGACAGTCTCAAAGGATTTTCACTATGATAACAATTTACGGCAAGCCAGCTTGCCCGAGTTGCTTAAAAGCAAAAGCACTTTGCGAAACACGGAAGTTAAAGTACGAGTATAAAGAACTCGATAAAGACTTTACAAGAGATCAACTATTTGAAAAATTCCCAACAGCTAGAACCTTCCCACAAATTATCGTTGGATTTGAAAAGGTAGGCGGCTTTGAACAAATGGTGGAATACATCGATAACACAGGTTACAACGGAACAGGACACACATTATAATGTTAATAGAAGCACCGTACAAAGTTGGAGACACTGTGTCTCTAAAACTTAGTTCAGGAGAAGAAATTGTAGCAAGACTTGATGCAGAAACAGAAAAGTCTTTTACAGTAAGAAAACCTATGGTACTTATTGCACAAGAAAAGGGACTAGGATTAGCACCTTTCATGTTCAGCGTAAGTCCGGACGGTAAATTTAATTTGCAGGCAACATCAGTAAGTTGCATTGCAAAAACACAAGACGAAATTGGTAAACAGTATGTTTCCCAAACTTCAGGCATAGCAATAAACTAAAGGAGAAAAGGCATGACTAATCACGATGAAATCGTACAAGCATATAACAACTACTTGACCGAACACGCAACGTTCGAAGAGAAGGGTGTTAAAGCATCTGCGGCAAGAGCACGTAAGGCACTAGGAGATCTAGGTAAACTTACAAAAGAACGCAGAAAAGAAATCCAGGATAAAAAGAACGCGATGTAATGTGGGAAATTTGGTGTAAAGCAATAGGCACCAAAGCCTACGACAACAATCGTAAAGCAGACTGGGTTGCAATGGTACGTACCGTTTGGGTACTGTTACACATTGCAACCTGCCTTGCTATTATAACAAACGCAATCGCTAACCACGGTTGGGGTTTGTTAGGATTATGAGATACTATCTAGGATCATGTGAGTACAAATGGACTCATGCAAAGACAAACATGGAAAACATGTGGATCATGCGTGAAGTAGGTACAGAACTTCATAAAACTATTGAAACAAATAATTGGCAATGGAAGCTCTTAAGGAGCAATAGCCAAACACTTCCTGATGACACATACTGTCGATGCGATATCTATGTAGAAATACCAAATTCTAAACAAGCAACATTGTTTGCTCTTAAATATAATATTACAGCAGTGGAGAAAATAATATGATGTGGGTTGATTATAATATAAACCAGGCAGGTGAAAACTTTACAGTCCAAGGCGATTGGCCTGGAGAAGTAATGGGATTAGATAGGCAAGGAAATCCTGGTAATAAGGATCATCCGTTGTATAAACCAGGCGATGTGTTTATAGTAAACGAAAGTGGATGGTTAATTAAATCAGATCAGTTATCAGCAATGGTAACAAAATATGAGAGTGATAAGAGTGAACGTAAATGAAGGTGATAAAGCGGTAATAGTTTTTAGTATTAATACTAAAAACATAGGACGCATTGTTAACGTATCAGAATACATTGGCAAGTTTAAAGAAGGCGAACAGTTTGAAGCGTTCGGAATGAAGTGCCATTGTGCAGTTCATGATCACTTTTGGTGGATTGAAGCAGACGATCTAAACATACAGTTAGGTCCGTCACCTAAAGCATATATTGCTGACAGTTGGCTACGCAAAATTGAACCACCTAAGAAAAAAGTATCTACTAAACAAGAAAAAGAACTTGACATCTTCGCTTAGAAGTGTTATAAATAAAGCATAACGTTGAAGCAATTCAAACGCTATACAGGACCCGGGGGCGGTACCCGGCGCCTCCACCATAAGGACACTAAATGTACTATGTAATGAATCTAAAGACTGGAAGTATTATAGACACCTATGATAGTTTGTTAGAAGCAAGTGAGCTTGTAAATAAACATCCAGAATGGACGATTATGGTAAAGTACAAAGATAGATAGTGTCTTTATGATGGGGGCGAAATAGGATCGACTGGTAGTTAATAGAGTTAGTGGAGTTATCCGGATGTAAGCACGGTTATCGCGAACAAAAACTATAATTGCAAATGAAAATTTCGCATTAGCAGCCTAGGCTGTTACGAGGTAGTTAGGCCTTGTTACCAAACATAGCATTAAGAGTGTTGCTGAAAAGTAACACTCTTTTTTATTATTCCGCAAATCAGCTAAAATCCGCTCTTAACTACATAAAAAATATGTAGAATACTATAATTACTTAGTGAGCAACAAAAACCCACCCCCGCTCACCAAATAAAAAAATAAGAAGGAAACCCCTCAATGCGTACACTCGTACTAGCAATGGTAGCCGCAATGGCCGCCACATCAGCAATGGCTGAAGACACAGTAGCAGTAGCTACTCCAACAGGACCAGTAATTTCTGGTGCAGTAAACTTAGACTTTGCTGAAACAACAGCAGGTAAAACTGGCGGAACAATGGGTATCGAATTAGACATCGATGCAGGTAGTTTAGCAACAGTAGACTTAGACTTTAAAGCAACAGACGGTAATTCATTAACATTGGATACATGGACTGTAGGCACAGAAGTAGCAGGCGTAGGCGTAGCTGTTGGCGATGACAACAACTTAATGCCAGAAACAGCAGCTAATGCAGCGGCAGACGGAACACTAGCAAAACCAGCAATGACTGAATCAGTAGCATTGTCTTTTGGTAGTGCAAGTGTAGCTGTTGGCTTAACTGATTATACAACAGATATAACAGAAGTAAGTAATGTACAAGGTGCATACACAATCAATATGGATCGTTTTGCAATTACAGGTGCATTGGACTACAACCGCACAAGTGAAAACACTGTACTAGGTGCAGAAGTTGCTGGCGTAGAATTAGGTATGGCAACAGCAGGCGGTGCATTAACATATGACACAGATGCAGAAGATTGGGCATATGAAGGTACAGTAGACGTAAGCGGATTAACAGCATATATCAACGGTACAGATGCTAACAGACTACAGCACGTAGGTGGTGAGTACACAATGGACGTAGCAGGCGCAGAACTAAGCGCAGGTGTTGATTATGACACAGATGCAGAAACTTGGACACCAACAGCAGGTCTATCTTTTAACTTCTAAGTAAACAAACATAACACTAAAATTAGAGCCTTAGGGCTCTTTTTTTATGACTAAATAATGTTAGCATATAAAGGGCAGGGCAAATGCGAGAAAAATTACGCAAATGGTTTAACGTCGATAACATTATAGACGCAAGTGTTGACCTGTTTTTAATACTGTTTGATGTGCTTAGTT